GAATCATACCAAGAGTTACTTGATAATGAGCTAAAAATTCACTTGCCCATTTTGCTTCAAGTGCTCTCTTTTTGTTCAAAAGATTTAGTAGTTTTGTCTCCACTATTCTTTATCTCCTCAACAGTAAGATAATTAGATGTTTCACTAATTAACTTATCCATATGTTTCCAGTCGAAATATTTTAATGGAATTTTCCATAACATTTCTTCTGCTTGTTCTAAGCTATCACATTCACATTGTCCCGAGGCGTAATATCCTCCTCGTCTGAATTGATAGCGCACAATCATTTAGATTGGCATACCACATTTACGATATGTTGTAAAGTCTAATTAAACCAATGAGGGACGCCATTTTTCCATGTGGCGAATTTGATTTTTTCTTTTATATAAAAAGTTTTATAAGCAATTACAGGATTACTATGATGATATTCTTCAGGCATACAGAGTGGTATAGGAGTTGCTCTTATCTCAGGAATATTATGAGGTGGAATTGATAAATGATTAGCTAATTTGATCCATGACGCATGAGTTTTGCCATATCTTTCTTCGTATTCTTTACATAGATTATACCATAACTGCCATAACCATTCGTAGTTTTGAATACTAGAACGTGTCCATATATTACTAGGGTGATTGACATGACTCGCTAAATACAGGCTATTTTCACGTGAATCGTCAAGCTTCCATACTCTTACTTGTCTCTTACCCGACTTGCTTGATCCACGGCTCTCTATTCCATCACAAAGCCGGTGGGCTGTAGAGAGTAACTGCGCATATTCGATAATCATCTTGACTACGTGTTTATCACAATGATACTCGGCACATTTTTTAGGATTTTCATCTAAATAAAATATATTCATAACGATTATAAAATATTTTTATTTAGTCATAAATAAAACAAGTAAATAACCTAATAGGAATATAAATATAATTTCATAAATTGAGAGTAATTTAAAAAGTTCAATCATTTAAAATAACTTTCTATAATATCATTGACAACGTGTTCGTATTTCCAACCAATCCAAATTCCAAAGATTGTGCCTAATATAAACCAAATCATGCGTAACAATAAATAGTTAGTTTAGAAGTGCTTGCAGCACCCCATATTTCGTGATCATCTCCTGGAGATAATTCTTTTATGTCTTCAATATCATCAATATCAAATCCATTATTCTCTGTAAAGTGTTCGTCAGCATTTTTATCAATCCACTCTATAAATGGTTTATTATCATTACTATTATTATTATAACCCCACCAATAGATTAACATGTATTTATTTTTATTCATAAGTTCTTAATATTTTATGCATTTCAGAGACACATAAAGATTCCATATGAGCTTCATGATCTCCATCATTATTTGTATTATCGTAGACAAAAACTAAATCAATCGACTTTAAATGATTTTCTAAAGCAATTTTTAATTCATCTTTAGTTTTATGATATAATTTCCAATTATCTGGCTTTTCCATTTTCGTCCCATGTTTGTATTATATTTCCAAATTCTCTATTCAAATGATCTTCTTCAATAGTTTCTTCTATAACTCTAACACCATAATCTTCTTCGCAATAATCAGTTTGAATATAAGCTCCCATTTCTTTTTCTGTATTACACGAAGAAAAAAACTCATTTTTTCTTTTTTTCCAAAGTTTTTCGTCAGTTATTTCTAACTCAAAAGTTGTTGGAACTATTACTTCAACTTTTACTGTTATATTTTTCATTATTATCCTTTCTTTTTATAAGCCAGTCCATTACGATTTCTTTTAAATAAAATCTATAATGGTATAGATCATCAAAATATTCTCTATCTTTCTGTCTTATTTTATTACTATTAATTAATTCGTTCAGTTTATCTACAGTAATAAATTTCATTTTCTTTTTTTCTTGTAATTTAAAAAATTAATAACATTTCGTCTTGCAAAATACATATCAAATAATTTTTGTGATTCTTCTAAAAATTTTTTAGGTGTAATAACTTTATAAATTTGAACTATCTCTTTATGAGGATTAAAAGCAGGATCTTTTTCGTTTTGATGATAAAATTTTTTTGCTAAAACTAATCTTTCAAAAGGACCGATAAAACGAATTGTATTAATTGTACTACCGATCCCTATAAAATAATCAGATTTATTCTCCTTGCTCATCTACTAAAACTACATTTCCAACTATATGAGTTTGTTCTACACGAGTACGATCAATCGTTCCTGGATTTTCGTTTTCGTACCAAAACCAATAATCTTGATATGCTTTCGTAGCTTTTTGATTTACTGGTAAGTTATGTAAAAGACCTTCTTCATTAACCCACATTGTATAATTTTTACCATCATATCTTCCTTGAGATTGTTCTATAAAACCTCCAACAACTCCTTGAAGATGTTCTAAAGTCTCAATAGGTCTTTTTAAATCAGTTTCAATATGTAGTCCTGACGACCATATAAAAATATGTTTATAAGTTTTACTCATATTTCTCCTTTCTATGTTAGCGAGAGAAAAACCGGGTGGCGATTTTTCTCTCTATTTTAATTTAAATTAATATTTATCAATTTAATACAATATTTTCTTCTCTTTCTACTAAGTCATTAAAGATAGTGTTATCTACATCTAATTGATATAATTCACCATTATCATGTTCAAATAGAATCCTTGTTCTATAATCTCTAATTTTAGCATAGAAAAGAATAGGCCAATCTTGATCTTCATGAAACTCATCAAAATTATGTTCTTTAAAATGTCGTGGCCAATTGTTCTTTAAAGCAATTTCATTTGCTTCTATTAATTGATCACGTTTTATTACTTTTACTTTCATTATTATCCTTTCTTAAATTAATAATAACTTCTTTTAATAAATAGTAATACATCTTGTTCTCACTAAAATTATATAATTTGGTAATAAGGATCAACGGTTCTTTGACGCCATTATCTCTTAAAGCTCTAAATGATTGATAAGCAGGATGATTATTCATCATAATCATATAATACCTTACACTATCACATTTGCTTCTAAATACTTTAACACCAAAAGGTGCATCAGGTTTTCTTAAAGGTTTTAAATGTTTTTCTTCTTTCTTATAAGTTCTAATTCCAAATAAATTATTTGCTTCTATTGCAAATCTACTTGTTCCATAATCGCTTTCAACAATAGCTTGAGCGATTATCATTTCATCAGGTATTCTTTGATTCTTAGGAATATATTGATTATGATAATCGATACACCTTTGAAGTTCTACTACGAATTCCCGATTATTATTATATCTAAAGGCGGGTTCTGTTAAAGTAGCCGAATAATTTAAATAAATGAAAATAGTTAGCCATAGTAGTATATGGATATAAACTAAACCGTGTGAATAAAGGGCTCTAAATGAGTTTTTTTTCATATGATTTAAGATTATTTTAAATAATTAGAATTTTAAGTATACAACTAATGTATAGTAAATTCAGTTTTAAAGTTGTCAGTATATTTAGGAAGATCCTTTGCATAAGGATAAACTTCTAAATCAATAAATTCAAAATCTTTCATTTTACATTTTAAAAAATTGAGCATTCTATAAATTCTAGGAAAGAATGGATCATTATCAAATTGAGCAAATTCTAATTTAAGTATTTTCTTAGGGTTTTTCTTTTCATAATAACTTATTTCAACCCAATAATTACGAGTTGGAGATGAATGAAATTCATCTAATAACTTATCTATCTCATCTTTAATATCAAACATATACATAACACTATAAGTATTAATTTGAAAATTAACAGCCCGAAATTATTTTTTTTATTTTCGGATTATCTTGTAATAATGTAATAAAACCATTGGTTAATTGATTAACTAATAATTCTTCTTCCTTTTCTTTGTCAAATAAAAATCCTCCATCAGCGGAAAGTCCTCTTTCAAAAAGAATTGCGTGAAAACATTCGTGAAGTAATGTATTAAATTTTTCTAAATCTGAAATTGAATTTGAAATTGTAATTTTTTTAGTTTCGTGATCAAATTCTCCGTAGTCTTCAGTGGACGTAAATTTCACGTCCACTGTAAAATAACCTACTTTAATTTGAGATATATCCTCTAGCATTCGCATTTACCTGAGTATTTAGTCCAATATCGTTGGCTTTTTCTGAGCCACGACCGAAAGCTACTCTATCTCGAACACTAAATCTAGTTGATTTTGATACTAATTTTATTCCTTGATTTTCTAACCATTCTACCACTGCTTTTTCTTCATTTTTATAAGATAAAGGTAAATTATCAGGATTATCAATTCCAGTATATTCTACTGGTTTATTTGATTCTGCATATTTATCTCTTAATCTTTGTGATAAACGACTAGCACAACCTTGTTTAAAAGCGTGTTTCATTCTATTTACTTCGCTTCTATTGCCTGGAACTTTCTCAAATTCTTTATCAGCTAAACGTTCTACTGTCTCAATAAAATAATCTGACATATGTTTAGCTACAATTCGATTTGATTCTCGGCCAACAAAGACTGTAACTTTAACTCTCCTATATAATTCATCTAATTTAGATGAACTATAAGTAGTACAATAATAAAGTTTTGCAGTTGCGTTTCGTATCCAACCTCTCCATACGTCACGTTCAACTTCAAAAGCTTCTTTATTGATAGGTTCTACATTCTCATTATTCTTAATCTCACCTAGAGAAAGATTATGAGCTTGTAAAAGTTTTTGAGCCATATCTGCAGCCATCATTGCTTCATTTTCAGAAGCTCCTTTGTCTTTAGATACAGCTAAAAGCTTTTGTATTTTTTTTATTATATCTTCTTTTGACATTTCTACCTTTCTGTTACGAGATAAATACCCACACAATTGGTTAATTATTAGAGTATTTATCTCTATTCTTAATTTATTATAAAGAAATTATTTTTGCGACAAGATTATCTTTATTGTGTTCCAATCTTTAGCAAGTGCACGTTTTTCAAATTCTTCTTTAGAAATTCCTATTGCTAAATCATTTCCATCACTTCCATTAAATAGATAAACTTCTCTATCCTTTTTAACTAAAATAAATACTTTACCACCATAAATACTATAAGCTCTATGCCAAGCTAATTGTTCTACAGTAATTTTTAATTTAACTTTTGTATTATCTCTCTTTGGAGTTTTAAGATATTTACCCTCAATCCATCCTGATACTCCATTTACACAATAATGAACGTCAGGGATTCCTCGTTCTATTTGAGTTTCAATTCTTTGAATAAAAAAATTATTTAATTTATTTCTTATCTGTTTCCAAAGGAGTTTTTCCATCAAATTTACATACAGGGATTGATTTCATTTTATGTAAATTCTTAATTCTCAATTCTAAATATTTAGTGTAATTCTTATCAGAAGGATCTTGCATTGCAATTTCTAATTCTTTATAACTCATTCCTAATTGATCAACGTCAGTTCTACCATCTGACCATAATCCATCTGTTGGATCAGCCATAATGATATCATCTAATATTTTTAATTCTTTACCCATTTTCCATACATCTGTTTTTAAACAATCACCAATTGGAGATATATCTACTCCGCCATCTCCATATTTTGTAAAGAATCCTACACCAAAATCTTCTACTTTATTTCCAGTTCCAACTACTATTCCATTACAAGAAGCTGCTATTTGATATAAACACATCATTCTTAATCTTGCTCTTGAATTAGCAAGTCCTAAATTAGATGTAAATTTTCTATCAGTTAAAGTATTTTCAAAAGCATTAAATACATAAGTTAAATCAACTTCAACTCCATAAGCATTTTTAAATTTATTAGTAAGCCAATTTTTATGTGCTAAAGATAAATCATGTTGCTCAGGTCTTTGATGTATTGGCATACATACAACTAAAGTTTTAAGTCCAGTCATTGCTGCTATTGTACTTACTACAGATGAATCAATTCCTCCTGAGATACCTACCACTAAACAATTAGCTGGATTAGGCATTTCAGTTACATAATTAAAAATCCAATTTTTTATATGTTCTATTCTATCTTTTGGTTGCATATTCCTATGGGTATATATTTAACATCGTCTTTAACTTTTAAATACCTAAATGGATCAATGACTACTGAACCAGGATAAAAATAAAAATGATGAAAAGCATCGTGTTTAGTTCCAATAAAAAATAATTGAGGTTTATTATTCCATTCATAACGTTTTACATGTTCTTCAACTTTACCATCTACATAAGGATCCCAAATATTAACAGTAGGTCCTCTTTCTTCTATAAGATTTTTAAGAAGTATTGAAGGACTTCCTAAAGTTAAATTAGTTTCTGGTTTAAAAGATTTACCTAATACATTTATATTTAAATCATTTCTATTTTTCATAATTAAATCAACAAGCCAATCTGTTTGATGTTCACGTTGTTTCATAATCATATCATACCAATTAAATGATAAATTTAATTTATTAGCAAGATATGATAGAGCTATATTATCTCTAGGATGACAACCACCACCATCTCCCATTCCACCTTGTAAATATTTATTACTTATAATTCTTGTTGTACAAAGTGATAGAGCTTTAGATACTTCATCTATATTTGTATTAGGAAGATAATGACATGTTTCCATTACAGTATTAATCATAGAAATTTTAGTTGAAATAAAAGTATTATAAACTACTTTTATTAATTCAGCATTTTCTAATGTTGTTTTAAAAAAAGGACTATTATTTATAGTCTTATAAAATTCTTCAGCTTTTTTGGCAGCTTCTTCATCTTCAACTCCAAATAATATAATTTCACTATTTAAAAAATCTTGAATAGTAGTTCCCATTGCTATAAAAAAAGGATTATAACAAAGTTTAATATAATTATTTAATACAGGTATTATTTCTCTACGAATTGTACCCGGAAGAACTGTTGAAATTATAATAACTACAATTTCTTTTCTATGAACCATTGCTTCTAAAGCTAGGTTTCTTAATCCATTTCTTAAATGTTCGTAATTAAAATCAGCTCTTTCTTTAGGTATTCTTGTAATACCTTCGTATTTTTCTTCATGAGGAGTTTGAATTGGGACAAAGATTATATCACAATCTTTGACCATATCGCTTATATTTTTTATTTGAATATTAGATTTATTTAGTAGTTCTTGTGCGCCTTCTTCTTTATAATTGAGGGTTTTTGTTCTTATTCCTTTTAATGTAATTGGACTAATATCTGTTCCACAAACTTTATGTCCTTTATCTTCTATTGCGAGAGCTACTGGAAGTCCTAATTTTCCTAATCCTAAAAATCCTATGTTCATTATTTAGCAGTGCCCCAACTATCTCCTTTCTCAATATCAATTTTTAGAGGCACTTTAATATCTACACAGTTTTTCATTATCTGTATAGCTTCTTCAAAACATTTTTGTTTAGATTTATCAACTGAAAAATCAAGTTCATCGTGTATAGTTAATTTAATATCTATTTCACTCATAAGACCTGATTCATATATTTTAAGCATTGCTGCTTTAGTAATATCAGCAGATGAACCTTGTATTAAAGCATTTAAAGCTGTATGAGTATAAGCTCTTTTTAATTCAGTATCAGGATATCTTTCCATAGCTTCTATTTTAGAATAAGCCATACTTTGAAAACTATCTTTAGGTTCCCATTTATCAAATCTTCTTTTACGTCCTAATAAAGTTTTAATATATCCTCTTGTACTTGCAACATGTGAAACCTGTTTAGATAATTCTTTTACAAATGGTACTCTACTATGATATTTATTAAATAATTCATAAGCTGAATCGTCATCTAGTCCTAATTCTCTTGCTAATTTCTTATTACCCATTCCATAAAATAATCCTAAATTAATAGTTTTAGCTTGTTTTCTTTCTATACTAGCCATTTTAGCAACCATTTCATGAAAATCTGTATCATTATTATTAATAAATTCTTCTTGTATTTTCTTTGCTGATTCCATATTTTTAATTACAGCATAGTGAACTAATACTCTAGGTTCTTGTTGTGAGTAATCAGCACAATACCAGTCTTGACTTTCTTCTGGAATAAACAAACTTCTGATCAACGGTCCAAGTTCAGGGTCTCTCGCAGGTACTTGCTGTAGATTAGGATTACTAGAGCTAAATCTACCTGTAACAGTTCCCATAGAATTAAATTGACAATGAATACGACCACCAACTGCTTTCTCTAGTATCATATTCTTTATAAATGTATTTCTAATTTTATCCAACTTTCTAATATCTAAAACTGTTTTAGATATTCTATCATTTTGCTGCTCAAGCCAATCTTGAGTGAAAGATGCAGTTCCTTTTTCCGTAAAATTATATTTAATTTTATTTTTATCATATGCTTCTTTTAATGACGCATTAGCCCAAACATTTACGTCATGTCCTCCTGATCTATTTAGCTGATCTTGAAGCACAAATTGTTTTTTTTCTAATTGATTATAAAGTTGTTCAGCTTTTTTAAGATCAATTCTTACTCCACGTTTTCTTATTTCAAATAAACATGGTATTAATCTCATTTCAATATCAACTATACCTTCTATATCTTCAGTTTTAATTCTAGGTAATTGTTTTTGAAATATTTGAAGTGTAAGTAAAGCATCTTCTTTAGCATATTCTCTTACACTATTAGCATGTAATTTCCATAAATTATCTTTAACTTTAGCTTTTTTACCAAAGTTAAATTGTATAGCTTGTTGTAATTCAGCTTCATACTTAGATTTTCTTAAATAGTATTGACTTAAAGATTCAAGTGAGTATTTTAGCTTGTTTTCGTCTAATAAATGCTCTATAGCCATTATATCGTATATAGAATGGTACTTAGTAAAGGCCAGTCTTGAATCGTGTGAATTTAGCCACTCCATGTCATATAAAGCATTAGCAAATACAAGCTTTTTATTTAATTTAAGCAATTTATCAATAAAATCAACAACTTGATCATTATTAAGATTTCCACCACCTTCGTGTCCTATTGGAAAATATTCATTATAACCACTATCTGTGGCTATAGATATACCTACTAATTTACCATCTTTTCTAAAACCACCTGGTCCTAAAGATTTAAGATTAGGATCATATGTCTCAGTATCAATTGCTATAATATTTGATTTTTCTAATTCAGAGAACTTGAACATTTTCCTAATATAATTTCTTTATTAATATAAGTCCAAGATTTACCACCGTTGTCCATCCAAAATTTTCCAACTGTATCAAAGTCAACATATTTTTCAAAAGTTATTATTCCTTCTGCTGAAGTATTTAATAGAAGTTTAACGCAATGAATACAAGGACTAAGAGTTGTATACACAAATTTAATTTCATAAACATTTCTACATTGAAGTAAAGCATTCTGTTCAGCATGAATAGCTTTACAAATATCTAAACCTTCACCTGATTTTAAGTGAGCACCAGGACATGGAGTATCTATACAATGTTCAGTATGAGCAGGTCCTCCATTATAACCAGTTGCTAAAACATGTCCTCTTTCATTAATTAAAATGCAGCCTACTTTTCTTCTAGCACATGTTCCTCTTTCTGAAACTAAATTTGCCATTTTCAGAAAATACCAATCTTTTGGAATTCTATAATTATCCATTTTTAATTATTTGTAACTTATCAGAAAGAGTAAGTCCATCTTCTTTACCAATTTTTATATCTGCAGCTTGATATAAAGTTTCTACTATTCTCATTGGATTTAATTTATATTTTTCAATTAATTCATTAAAAGAAAAATTACATTCATAATTTTGAATTCCTGCTCTTACAATATTTGCATCTTTTAAATTAGTATCGTAAAGATGACGACTTCCAGCATTAATATGTAATTGTCCTAACTTACATTCAATTCCTAAATTATTTAAATAACAAGCAATTATAAAACTAATTGCACTAAAATTAAAACTATCATAAGGAAGACCTAACCATAAATCGTTACTTCTCATTGTAGTAATACAATGTAAATATAATTGATCGTTTCTAGGTCTTAAAAAGAATTGCATAGCTACAGTACAAGGAATATCTTTACTTGATCTAGGATTCTCTCTCCATATAGTTAATACCGCTTGTCTTGAATCTCTATCTTTTTTAAGAGTATCTACAATATAACTTATTTGAGTAATAATTTTAGGACCATATGCACCAAAAAAAGTTACTCCATCATCACTAAATCTTTTAATATTTTTCATATACTTAGAAATAGTTAATAAATCATTTCTACCATCTAATATCCATGCTGCTTCACCAAACATAAAACTATAATTTAAATTTCTTTCTCTAATTGTAATAATAGGTAAATTCATATCAACAGAAAAAGTATGATTTAATTTTTCATAAATTTTTAATTGACGAGGAGCACATTCATAATCGTACTCTCTTATTATTTCAACTATAAAATTTTTATAATCTTGATCTATTTTATTCATATATTATTTACAAAAGCTGTTTCTTCTATTTTTTCTATTACTCTGTCTAAATCATGTCCTTCTTTAAACATATCATAACGAACAAAATCGTCACGATTTTTTAAAGGACATAATAAAGATAAAAAACTATTATCTTTAGGATGTTTATCTTCCCAACAATTTAAATACATATCAATAACTTTATCAATATCACTATATTCTTCATGTCTAATTTTTTTATTTCTATTATGATTTTCTTTTACTCTTTTAATATCTTCAGGTATACACCAAACGTAGATAGCTCCTTCACGTTTTAAATATCTCCATATACCATAAGCATCATAAGAAGGTCCATCTCTATAAATATAAGAATAACATTGTTCAGATGGCCAATGTCTATCAATTATAACTAATTTACCTTTTTCTTTCATTTTAACAGCAAGTCTTGCAGCTGCTGTATGCCATAACTCCATATTATTATGTACTCTTAAATGAATATAATAAGAATCAGGATATAACTCTTTAAACTTTTTAGCTAAAGTAGTTTTACCGACACCATCGGGTCCTTCTAATATTATTATCCTAGCAAGCATTTAAAAAATTCTCTAGTCCTTTCTTTCGTCCAAAACTTTTTCTTTAATATATATGATTGACTACTTATTAATTCTTTTAATTCATCATTACTACCGTTTTCTATAATCTTTAAATCAATATTTAATCCTAAAATTTTAGCTTCTTCTGGATGTGCATATATAATATTACCAGCATCATTTGCTATTTTATATCTAACTCTCCACCAACCACTTCCTTTCATAGTATGATAATGTGGTGGACTAATCATTCCCCATACTTTTTTATATTCTTCAAATAATTCATGTTCTTTTAAACGTACTTGTTTTTCTTTTACATTTCCAAATCTTTTAACATTCCAATTAAATATTTGTTTATTAAACCAATTATTTTTACTTACTAAACTTGCAAGTATCCATGCTTTTTCTCTTTCATTATTTTCTTTTGAAAATAAAGTATTATTATCACTATGATTTAAATAAGTATCAGTATAGGGAGTAGGATCCCAATTAATAATTTTATTTGCTTTCATTCCTAATTCATCATAATTACCACCATCATAAGCTGGTACTAATAAAGTATGTGGCCACTTTTCAAAAGCAAATGTATCAACTAAATCTTCTATTTCTTTTTTATAAGGTTGTGCTTCATCCCAATAAACTTTACCAACAGGATTTCCTGCTTGACTTACTTTTTTCCATATTCTCCAATGACCTCTACTAAACGTTCCAAATCCTTGAACTGAATCTTTAGTTTGCCAATCATCAATAGATATAATGGCGTCAGGTCTTTTAATTATAGTATATGCAGCTCCATACCAATATCTTGCCGATAAACTATTAGGACCAAATACGAATACAAATACTTTATCATACATTGACACATCTTCTCCCGGGATAATTGCTTTATGAGTTACATCGTGTCCTAATTCTTTTAGAACAGTAGGAAGTATTCTGGCAGAGGTTGCAATATTTAATGGACTGCGAGCAGTTCCAATTGATAATGCATTAAATCCTGTTACTAAAATTTTCATTTATTTCTCTTTCTTCATCTATAATTTTTTCTATATTAGGAGCTTTCCAATCTTTAGGTTTTATAACATCAAATTTAGTTCCACGTTTTCCTGTTTTATCTTTAGCTCTAATCTTACTCATATTAGCTTTTTGAACTTCATTCCATGCTTTTTCAAATGGTAGATTAAATAACCAAGCCGTTCCTAAAGCAATATAAACTATATCAACTAAAGCATCTAAAGCTCCTGCTGCATCTTTTTTAGTTATAGCATTAGTATATTCAGCAAGTTCTTCCATTAAAAAAGCAGTTCTAAAATTAATAAGTTCATTATTATCAGGTATATCAACTTTTTCGTTTTTTTCAAAGCCATATTTTTTATGGAAATTATCTATGTCTTTTAATAAATCTGTCATAATAATCTTTCTTGTTCAGGTGGTTTTCTAAAATCAACCACTTGATGTATTTCTTTATTTTCTTTTTTATCTTCTATACTATTTTTAATTATCCTTGCTACATATTCAGCTACAGGTGGCATTACACTTCTTGCGATTTGTGAACCAATAGTAGAAACTGGTCCTTCCCATATATAATCATGAGGATAACCAGCCATATAAGCTAATTCTTTATGTCCAAATAATCTATCTTCTGTTGGATGAATATAAAAACCACCAGCTATAACTGGTATGTGTTCATCATTTTTTAATCTCCATTTCATAAATTGAGGTCTACCTTTAACTCCATTTCTCATTCCACCACGTTTCCAAGTTTCTGGAGGATTATATCTTTCCCATGTTACTCTTAAACTTTCTCCTTGTTTGCAATATTTTAAATAAGGAATTTCATTTTTTCCTAACTTCATTAAATGTCCTATATCTTTTTTATGTTCTAATTTAAAATTTTTAAGAACTTCACCAGTTGTTGGTAATGGAGAAAAATTTAAAGGTTTAATACTTAAATGATATTTAGTCGCTATAAAGAAAAATCTTTTACGACTATGATTTAATCCAGTATAGCCACCATCTATTAATAAATGAGTGGTATAATATCCAAGTTGATTAGCTTCTTTAGTTAATTGTTGAATCATTTCATATCCACCATTTTTACTATAAACTCTAGGAACTGATTCAAGGACAATAGCTTTAGGTTTTAAATCTTTTAATAAACTAAAAGCATTTCTCCAACAAGCTATTCTAGGGTCATCTTTCCAAGCCATTGCACCTTTTTGAGTTGATCCTAAATTAGACCAAGGAGCACACGGTGGATTACAATAAACAAAATCTACTTTATTTTTAAATTTTTCTCTTGGCCAATTTTCTTCACCCTCATAATATTCTACATTTGGAAAATTAGCTTGAAATGTTTTTTTATAAACACCTGGCTTCATTTCAAAATGAGCTAAAATGTCAAAATGTTTTTTAACACCTATAGCAAATCCACCTGCGAATATATATGCTCCTAATGCTTTCATTAATGTATTGTATAACTATACTTCGTTTCTGGTTGAAGTATGAACAAATTCTTTTTAGCTCTAGTTACAGCAACATAAAATACTCTATGTTCATCATCAGGTTCTGTATTTAATTTTTTCCAAGTCTTATAAGATATGTCACTTATTACCACAACATTATCGCTTTCGCCACCTTTAATAGCATGTATAGTAGATAATCTAATTCTTGCTTTATTTTTAAATATATCCCCAGATTTAACTAAAGATTCAAACATTAATATATCTTCAGGATCAAGTCCATGAATCACGTCTTGCCATTCACCACTTGCAATTAATCCTACATTTTCTTTTAAATATTCTAAATTAAATTCTAAATTTGAATCAATTTCTTTTAATGATTTAAATCCACGTTTAATTCCTATATTGCTTCTTAAACAAGAATACAGTTTTTGAAGTTCTTCAAAAGAAATAGTTTCTCCTCTATTTAATTTGATCCATGATCGAATGGCTATGACAAATTTATTTGCTTTAAATTCTTGATAACCTTTTTCATAAAACCAACCCATACGTTTACAATATGATTCTGCTCTATGTAATTGATATCCTGATCTCGCTAATACTAACCATTCTCCTGAATTCATATTTACTTCTTCTATAGAAGATATTTCAGTTATACTTCCTTCTTCATCTTTAGATGTCCATTCTTTAGATTGTCTTAATGAAATTTTATTAGTAATATTACAAGCTAACTTATGAATTACTTTAGGAAGTCTATGACTTTTAGGAAGAACTTTAACTTCACCTTTTATATTTAAAAAATTAGTTACGTCAGCTCCTGACCATTTATATATAGCTTGATCATCGTCACCTGCTATATATCTTAATTTACAATTTTGAGTTAATTTTTCTATTACTTTCCATTGCTTTATAGTTAAGTCTTGTGCTTCATCAACAAAGACTATATCTAAATCAGGTATATAATCTTGTTGTAAAAATACATCTAACATATCTGTAAAGTCAAGAAGATTTTTAGTCTTTTTAAAATTAGAATATGATTTACTAAAATAATCTTGTTCTTCCCATGAGTGTTCACACTCTAATTCTTTCCATACTGATTTTAAATCTCTTTCACTTGATCTAGCTACTTCATCACAGAATAATAATAAATCACCTTTTTTATTTCCTACTGCTAATCCTGAGTTATCTTCTTCAGATACACCAGTCATTTCTACTCTTACTAATTCACTAAATTCTTTTATACGTTCTCCTTTAAATACTTGACCACTATTTATATTTAAAACTCTATAACATAAACTATGTATAGTTCTAAAATATTCTAAGTCATCTTCTGATAGCTTAAATTTTTTAATAACTCTTGATCTTGCTTCTTTAATAGCTCTACGTGTAAAAGAAAAAAATCCAATTCTATTTGCTTTATATCCCTCTGCTATTTTTTCTTCTAGTATTCTTAATAGTTCTGTTGTTTTACCAGTTCCTGGACTTCCAAATATTTTTAAAGTTTTATTGTCCATGTTTTTTATGAATATTAACTAATACTTGATGTTGTTTATTAGATAATAATATATGTTCTTCTGACTTATTAAGTTTTTCAATTACACTATTACAAAAATCTAATTCCCAAGCATTTAATTTAGAAGTATCTATTCCTTTTAAAAACTTAACTAGATTTTTATATTTATCTCCATCAATTCTTTTTAAGAGTTCATTTGGTATTTCTCTAGGAGATACTGGATCAACTTTTAAATTAATCATATGAAAATAAATCATACGACATACATTTACGTCAGTTAAAGCATCATGCCAATCATGATAACCAACATTAAAAAAGAACTCGTGACATTCTTGTAATTTAGGAAATTTATAATCTTTATATTGTCCTTGAAGTTTCATTTGATCTTTAGCCATCATCATTGTACAATAAATATTATTTGGCTTTTTAAATTTCATATGAAATAAATTAAATGCTCTTTCTATCATTTGTAAATCAAAAGCTGTATTATGAGCTACTAAAGTATCAGCTCGACCTAATAGTTCTGAAAAAACTTCTAAAGCAAGTTTCATTGGAATACCAGTATTTTCAGCTTCTTGTGTAGTTATTCCATGTATATCAGATGCTTCTTTAGGAATATCAAAAGGTATATGACTTGGCTGTATTCTAAAAGATATTTGAGATACAACTTTTTCTTTATTATCACAAAGTTGTGCAGCTAAACTAACAAGATGCGGTTGTTCTTCATGATCTGATTTTAAATCTCTACGCCAAAGTCCATTAGTTTCTGTATCAAAGAAAAGGATCATGATCCCTTTCTTAGAGCTAATTCAACTCCTTTTACTTGAACTTTATTATCTACTTTATTTTTTTCTCTATCATTTTCTAAAAATAAGATAGCAGAAGTTAAAGCATCATTATTTACTTCTTTTTTATTAGCATAATCAAGTAATATATTTATAGCTTGTTGTTTATTCATATGCCTCCTTTTCTATATTTGGTTGTTTAAATTCTTCAGTTTGAGTTTGAAAATTTTTAATAGACCATACATTTACAAACTTTCCTTTAATCTTTCTACCAATATGATTAGCACCTAAATTTTTTAAATAAGCAGTTATTTCATGTAATTTAAATTCTTTAAACCTATGTCTATCTAAAAATTCCATAAAGTCATTAATTCTAAACTCAGTATTAGTTTCTAATATAATAGCTTTACCTCTAAGTAAATCTTCAGGTTCAGTAGATGAACTTGATCCAGTACAAAATCTTTCTAATAATTCATATAATCTACCCTTATTACTTGAATCTGCTGGAGCATCTACTTCTTCTAATCTTTGCATTAAATCATTAATAGTTTCTACCCATAACTTGTCATTAATTTTAGGAAGTAACATATTAATATTTTCAAATACAACTTTTCTAAAATCTATAAAACTATAAATATGATTACTTTCTAATGGACCTATTCTTTTTTCATTTAATGTTAAATAATAAGTAGGAGGATCAGTGAGTATTTTAGTTATTCCATTAAGTGATGGCATTTCTCCATTATCATTAATTCCAAATTTACATGTAATACACTTAGGTCTATTACATACAGCATTAATAGGTGATTCACTACATCTATAATTATAATTTTTAGTTTTTAAACTTTCTAATGTATTAGTAAATTCTCTTGGTTTAAGAGGAGGTACTAAATATTTTTCATTGTAATCTTCTAATTCTTCTTCCCAATTCTCTGGATCTTTTTTTCTTAAATAAACTCCTAAATTAAATAATCCATTATTTCTTCCGCCTTCGCTAATTCCTCCTAAAGCTATTAAATGTTGTAAACAAGGAGGTCCTCCTGGTAGTTTATCTTCTGAACTATCTAATTTTTTTATAAAACTTAAATCAATTTCATCTAAACTATCTACTGAAA